TACAACAAACTATCCACCTTACAATCTTGTTCATGTAAATAATGTAGAATCTCGTTTAGAGATTGCTCTTGCTGGATTTAAAAAGGAGGAAGTGAATGTTTTCACAGAGTATGGAAAACTTTTTGTTGAAGGGGACAAGGCAGATACTGAACAGAGTGGGACGTTTGTCTACAAGGGTCTGGCTCAAAGAAGTTTCAAAAGGGCATGGACACTCTCAGATGACACAGAAGTCAGAGAAGTCACCTTTCAAGACGGATTACTCACCATTAGATTAGGAAAGATTGTTCCAGAGCATCATGCCAGAAAAAATTATCTATAAATATTTTTGAATATCGTCGGCGCTAGGGGGAGGATGACAAGACCATCCATCCCCCTTTTTTATAAATACCTATAAAAGGTCGAGATGAAAACATATAATGGGTTTTACAAAGAATCTATATCATTTCAAGTTCATGAACAATTAAATCCAACCTTTTGGGATGGTGAAATGCTTCGCCCAAAAGTTAGGAATCAATTGAAAAGGATTGCTATGGCATGGGTTGATTATGTTGGTGTTGATAAAATAGGAGTAGAAGATATTTTATTACTTGGTGGTAATGCTGGATATAATTATACAAAGTATTCTGATTTAGATTTGCATGTAGTTGTTGACCAGACCAAAACCAAATGTCCTGATTTATTATCTGATTACTACAAAGATAAAAAACAACTTTGGGCTCTGACTCACGATATAAAAATATATGGTCATAATGTAGAGCCATATATTGAAGAAGTTGGGAAAAAACGTAGAAAAAATCAAGGAGTTTATTCTATCAAAAATAATAAATGGATTGTATTCCCAGGCAAATTTACTGGTGAGATTGACAGGGACTTGCTAAAGTCAAAGGTCTCTGATATGATTGATAAGATTAACAGTGTCATCAGACACTCAAACAATGTATCAGTATTGGAAGATCTTCTGAAAAAAATCAGAGACATGAGAAATGCTGGATTAGACAAATCTGGTGAATTTGCATTTGAGAATCTTGTATTCAAAGAATTAAGAAATAAAGGATACATAGACAAACTTGCAGATCACATCATAAAATTACAAGATAAATCGCTAACTTTGGAAAATTATGTCTGTTAAATTATTGATTCTTAAATCATATGAAGATGTGATTGCTGATGTAAAAGAAATGTTTGCTGGTGATAAAGTAATTGGATATGTTCTGAACAATCCTTTTATTGCTAGGTTGGAGGATGCAACATCAGACCTTCCAACAAGAGTTTCTTTTTATCCTTATGCACCACTGTCAAAAGATAAATCTATTCCTATTCCCTGTGATTGGGTAGTGTCTATTATTGAACCCCTTGATGAAGTTAAAAATTCTTACTTGGAGCAATTAAATGGAGATAGTTAGGAATGTATTAAGTGACAAATTATACCTTCTATTACTATTTGAATTAGAAAGTAAATATAAAGAAGATGTTTGGTCTTCTAGCACAATTATTTGGAATGAAGACATAAAAAAATCTATCTTTGGGTCTACTTTAATTACACAAGTTTCTAAAGAATTGAACATTCAAATTTCAGAAGAAATAAAAAAGTATCTCCCAGAACATGATGATTTAAAATGTCAGTTTTATATCTGGCAGCACAATTCTGGAATTTCTTCTCATAATGATGGCAATTACAAATTTGGTGCTACAATATATCTAAATGAATTTTGGAATCTTGATGATGGAGGATTTTTTATTTGGGTAGACAAAGATACAGAAGATTTAAAAGTACTGTCTCCTCAAAAAAATATGATGGTTGTAAACTCAAATAATGAAGAACATCTTGTCACGCCAGTAGCAGCAAATACTAAAAATTTAAGGCACACTATACAAATTTGGGGGTACTAAATGGAGGCAGTTAAAATTGTAGCACTTACAAACAATTTAATTTTAATAACACAAGTTGAAGAAGTTGAATCTGAACTTGGTGGTCCTGATTGCAAATTAATTAAACCTTATGTGGTTGATAAAGACCAAGAACTAATTCCATTCTTGACTAGTTATACTAATCAAGATACTTTTATGATGAGTTCTGACAAGATTGTAACTCTTGTAGATCCAAAACCAACTTTACTTGAAAAATACCAAGACTTTATAAAATGAATTTTTACACGAATGTAGTTCTTGTTGGAAATGAAATACTTTCCAGAGGGTATGCTGACGAAAAACATTATAAAAACAGAGAGGAGTTTTATCCCACACTGTACGTAAAGACGCCTAAAAAGACAAAATTTAAAACACTTGAGGGATATAATGTAGAAGCAGTAAAACCAGGAACCATTCGTGAAACTAGAGATTTTATTACCAAGTATGAAAATGTAGACAACTTTGAGATGTATGGTAATACTAGATACGTTAACCAGTATATTTCTGAAAACTATAAAGGTGAAATCAAGTTTGATATTACTAAAATCAAACTGATTACTATTGATATTGAGGTGGCATCTGAAAATGGATTCCCTGATGTTAAAAGTTGTCAAGAAGAACTTTTAACAATCTCTATTCAGGATTATGCCACCAAACAGGTTATTACTTGGGGGGTCAAACCATTCATCAACAAACAGCAGAATGTCACCTATCATCACTGCACAAGTGAGGCAGACCTTCTGGACAAGTTCATTTTTTGGTGGGAAGAATATTCACCAGAAGTAATTACTGGTTGGAACTGTGACCTTTATGATATTCCATATGTGTATGGAAGACTGTGTAGAGTTCTTGGAAAGAAGGTTGCCAAGCAACTTTCTACTTGGGGTATTGTCACAGAAGATGAGGTTACTATTAAAGGTAGAGTTCATACCAGATGTGATATTGCAGGACTGACTATTCTTGACTATCTTGAACTGTATAGGAAGTTTACTTATACAAACCAAGAGTCCTATCGTCTGGACCATATTGCTCAAGTAGAACTTGGACAGAAGAAACTAGACCACTCTGAGTATGATACCTTTAAGGAATTCTATACAAAGGATTGGCAGAAGTTTGTGGAATACAACATCAAAGACGTGGAACTTGTTGATCGTTTGGAAGACAAGATGAGACTGATTGAGTTGTGTATTACTATGGCATATGACTCAAAAGGAAACTATAATGATGTATTTTTTCAAGTAAGAACTTGGGATTCTATTATTTACAACTATCTAAAAGAAAAAAATATTGTTATTCCTTTCAAGAAAGATACCAAGAAAGATGAGAAGTTTGCTGGTGCCTATGTAAAAGAACCAGTTCCTGGTAAGTATGATTGGGTTGTCAACTTTGACCTTAACTCACTGTATCCTCACCTTCTAATGATGTATAACATCAGTCCAGAAACACTTGTAGAAGAGAGGCATCCAACTGCATCAGTAGAAAAAATTTTGAATCAATCAGTTGATTTTTCTGACTACAAAGATTATGCAGTTTGTGCTAATGGTTCAATGTACAGAAAAGATATCAGAGGATTTCTTCCTGAACTGATGGAGAAGATGTACAGTGATCGTGTCATCTACAAAAAGAAGATGATTGAAGCAAAACAGCAGTACCAAAAAACTCCAACCAAAGAGTTAGAAAAGGAGATTGCAAGGTGTAATAACATTCAGATGGCAAAGAAGATTTCTTTGAACTCTGCTTATGGTGCTGTTGGCAATGAGTATTTCAGATACTTTAAACTTGCAAATGCTGAGGCAGTTACACTATCAGGGCAGGTATCAATTCGTTGGATTGAGAACAAACTCAATCAATACATGAACAAGATTCTAAAAACAAAAGAGGTTGATTATGTTATTGCTGTGGATACTGATTCTGTGTATCTCAACATGGGTCCTTTGGTTGAAACTGTATTCAAGGGAAGAGAGAAAACTACTGAAAGCATTGTCTCGTTCCTTGATAAGGTCGCTCAGGTGGAACTTGAAAAGTATATTGAAGGTTGCTACCAAGAATTGGCGAACTATGTGAATGCATATGCCCAGAAGATGCAGATGAAACGAGAAAATATTGCTGATCGTGGAATCTGGACTGCCAAGAAAAGATACATTTTGAATGTTTGGGACAGTGAAGGAGTTAGATATGAAACCCCTAAACTCAAAATGATGGGTATTGAAGCAGTCAAGTCTTCTACTCCTGCACCGTGTAGGATAAAGATTAAAGAAGCACTCAATATAATCATGAATAAAACAGAAGATGATTTGATTTCATTTGTAGAAACTTTTAAGAAAGAGTTTTACAATCTTCCACCAGAAGAAATTTCTTTTCCAAGGTCAGTTAATGAGTTGACAAAATATAAATCAGTGGCAACCATTTACCAGTCAGGCACTCCTATTCACACAAGAGGAGCTTTGCTGTATAATCACTATATCAAGGATAAATCTCTGGACTCAAAGTATCCATTAATCAATAATGGGGAGAAGATTAAGTTCTGCTATCTTAAAAAAGCAAATCCAATCAGGGAGAATGTAATTTCATTCATTCAACAATTTCCTAAAGAACTTGGACTTGGTAAATACGTAGACTATGAACTTCAATTTGACAAAAGTTTTATTGAACCACTCAAAAACATTTTGAACTGTATTGATTGGAGAGTAGAAAAAACTAATACTTTGGAGTCTTTGTTTGTATGAATTTATTAATTAAGTTTTGGCAGAAAGCACAACTAAAAATTAGAGGATATATTGTTATAGATAATTTTTTTTCTGAAGATATTACCTCTTATCTTAGAACTTTAGCTTTAAGTGAAAAGGATGTAAATCACTATTTTTCTGATGGATATAAGGCAGCAGATTACTATCCAGATTCTAAAAATATGCCTTCTAAATTTATAGATTTTATTAAAAATAAAGTGGCAGTTTTAAAAAATAAAAAATACCAAAGGTCTTGGAGTTTTTTATACAACAGTATTTGCAGAGGAGTAAATGTTCATGCAGATCCATCAACATACAATGTTAATGTCTGGGTGACACCAGATCATTGTGTTGGAAATAAAAATAAAAATGGTATCCTTTTATTTAAAAAAATGGCTACATCATCCATGAGTTGGGAACAATACAATAGGGATGGTGATTTTATAGATGAGTATATAAAAGGATCAAAGTATGATAGAATCAAATACAAGTTTAATAGAGCAGTTATTTTTCCAGGAAAAATGTTTCATACAACAGATTCAGTTCACATGAAACCTGGACATAATAATAAAAGGATAAATTACACATTTTTATTTGATTAAAACATGGACTTCTTAAAAGACATTGTAAAAGAAATTGGTGGAGAATACACGCAACTGGCAGCAGACATTGATGAATCTGAAACTTATGTGGACACAGGTTCATACATTTTTAATGCACTGGTTTCAGGTAGCATATTTGGTGGTGTATCTGGGAATAAGATTACTGCTATTGCTGGGGAGTCTTCTACTGGAAAGACTTTCTTCAGTCTCGCTGTGGTTAAGAACTTCCTTGATAATAATCCTGATGGTTATTGTCTTTACTTTGATACTGAAGCTGCTGTAACTAAAACTATTCTTCAAAGTAGAGGACTTGATATCAATAGGATTGTTGTTATTAATGTGGTCACTATTGAAGAGTTTAGAAGTAAGGCACTTAAAGCAGTAGATTTGTATCTGAAAAGGAAAGAGGGTGAACGTAAACCTTGTTTATTTGTTCTTGATTCTCTTGGAATGCTTTCTACTGAGAAAGAAATTGAAGATGCACTGAATGAAAAGCAAGTTCGTGACATGACCAAATCACAACTTGTCAAAGGTGCATTTAGAATGCTAACTCTGAAACTTGGTCAGGCAAACATTGCTATGATTGTTACCAACCACACCTATGATGTTGTAGGTTCTTATGTTCCTATGAAGGAAATGAGTGGAGGTTCTGGTCTTAAGTATGCAGCATCTACAATCATCTATCTTTCCAAAAAGAAAGAAAAAGATGGCACAGAAGTCGTAGGTAACATCATTAAATGTAAGACACACAAATCAAGATTAAGTAAAGAAAATAAAGAAGTAGAGGTTCGTTTGTTCTATGATGATAGAGGTCTAGATAAGTATTATGGTCTTCTTGACCTTGCAGAAAAATATGAAATCTTCAAGAAGACTGGAACAAGATATGCAGTTCCAGATGGCACAACACAGTTTGGTAAAACAATTATGGATAATCCAGAAAAGTATTTTACTCCAGATGTAATGCAGGCACTTGATGAAGCATCAAAACAAGAATTTAGTTATGGAGTTTGATGGAGAAGATTGAAACCACAATTTTAAAGAATCTTCTGTTCAATGAAGATTATTGTAGAAAGGTATTACCTTTTATTAGTCCAGAATACTTTGAAAATTTCCATGAGAAGGTAATCTTTGAAGAGATTGCCAAGTTTGTCATTAATTATGGCAAAATGCCAACGAAGGAAATTATTGGCATTGAAGTGGAAAACAGATCAGACATTAGTGAGGACACATACAAGACTGTTTGTGATACTGTATCTGCTTTTGATACTGAACCAGCAGAGGTTAATTGGGTTACAGACACTACTGAAAAGTGGTGTAGAGATCGTGCCATCTACTTAGCACTGATGGAATCTATTAAGGTTGCTGATGGTCAAGACGAAAAGAAGTCCAGGGATTCTATTCCATCTATTCTTGAAAAGGCACTTGCTGTAAGTTTTGACAATCATATTGGACATGACTACCTAAGTGACTATGAAGAAAGATATGCTTCCTACCATCGCAAGGAGGATAAGATCCCATTTGATTTGGAATATTTCAATAAAATCACAAAAGGTGGCATCCCTAATAAAACTCTCAATATCGCTTTGGCTGGGACAGGTGTTGGGAAATCGTTATTCATGTGTCATGTGGCTAGTTCCGTCTTACTGCAAGGCAGGTCCGTTCTCTATATCACACTTGAAA